AGTCAAAAGATTATTACTCATTTTGCATTACTTTCAAAAGAATGATGGATTTAGCGGATTCGCCCTGCCATTCGTGCGGCTTTGTAGGCTTGATATGTACCTTCAAATTTACCATCGCTGGTAAGGGGCACATCTCGGCCGTTTGCCGCCGATCTGATTGGGTTAATCGGCGCTGGCGCTTTACTTTTCCCAACAACAGTCTTAGATGTTGGCTCAGTTTTCTCAAACTGGGCCTCTAGCTTTCCAATGCTTCTCAAAGCCGATGCCACCGTCATGCCTGAGAGTTTCTCTGCAAACTCGGGATTCTCGGCAAGGTGATACAGAATTCGCGGCCCTACATCTGATTCAAAGATTGCGTCCCGCACTTCGTTGCTCACAACAACGTCAGCAGAACCAACCATGTCATCAAAATCAGGCATTTCAGACTTGGCAGCTTTTACCCGATCAGTCCAGGCACTAATGACCTTTTCCCGTTCGGCTTGCTGTTTCGCCTGTGCGTCCTTCTGCTTTTCCTCGCCTAACCTTTGTTCAACTCGATAATCTGTTAACGCCTTGGCGTATTCATACATATCGGAGAAATTCTCTGGCTTGGGTTCACCAGTTGGTTGGGTTTCTGCTTGCGGCTTTGCCCGACCTTCTAATTCCCTAACTTTGGCCTCTAAAGATTCCCGCGCTTCCCGTTCCCGCTTGGCTTCTTGCCTTGCTTCTTCGCGTTGCTTGGTTATCTTTTCAAACCTCAATTCCAGCTTTGGATTGCGTTTTCTTTCCTCTGTCGCTGTCGCTTCATCTTCTCCAAGCGGCTCACTCTGGCTTTGCGTTTCTGTCGGCTCTGTGGGAGTTTTCTCAACCACAGCCTCAACAGGCGCTTTGTCAGCTAAACCCATCTTCTTGGCGTTGAACTCAGCTAAATTCTCACTTGTCACCACGTTAGCGGCAACTTTTGGTGCTTCTTGCACTTCGGACATGGATTACTCCAAGAATTTACCCAGTTGACCCAACTGGTAAGGTTTGGGGCGATATTACCCGAAATCATGTCAATGTCAATTACTGTGGCATTCCTTGTATAAAGGGGCTGCCACCTTGGCTAATATCCTGGGCGGCAAACTGGGCATATTGGCCTTGTTCAGCGTTCAATCGCTCAATCTCGCCCATCAATTGATTGGGTGACATTCTCGCCAACAGGATTTTGACTAAGGCATCAATTTCGGTCTTGTTTTGGCTAGTGATGCTTCGGGTATTCTGATCATTGACCCGAACCTCTGCCATCGTTTCGGTGTTATGCGCCCGTGCGGTCACATCCATCAACTTGCGTCTGGTTGCGCCTTCCTCTTTAATCTGGGCCACTTGCGCCCTGTTGTTGATCTCCAACCCAGCCGCTTGCAATTGCTGTTGCAGTTGCTGAATCATTTGCTCAGACTGCGCCAAGCGCATCTGGGCTTCGGGCGGTATGTCGGATTTCTCGTCAATGTTTGCCATTGGGTTCATGGCGGCAAGGCGGTCAGCGATTACATCAGCGCCTGGGAAATCCATGTTTCTGAATACCAAATCCCCTGCAATATTGAACAATTCCTGATTGCCCGTCAGCAAAGGCATCATGGATTCCACCGCTTGCTGGCGCTTAGTCTGGAATCCTGGCCCTGTGTCCATCACCACATCGTATTCGCCAACAGTCACATCGTTCAAAACCTCGCCAATCTCGTTGGCCTCGTTAATCGTGGTCATGTCGGGTTGACCATCAGACCCAATAATCCGCATTACCCGCTGGGTGTCGTAAATCTTGGGAATTAGATCAAGAATAATGCGCCCAGTTTGAGCAATGGAACGGGTCAAATTGTCGTAAAAGTGAAAGTTAGACAGATCAACCTGATTTTGTTGGCCCTGCAATGCTTTGCCTGAGATATTCCCAGACGGCAATTGATTCGGGTCCATGATGCCCAGCACCATCTGCAAATCAGCAGAAATTGCGCCAGCCGCTTCCATAATCCCTGCGGGTGGCGGCTCGGGTTGCAGTCTTACAGGCGCTGGCGCTGGTACGCCTTCAATGTCTTTTTGCTTGTATCTCAAAACAGGCATTGACTTGATGTTAGCCATTGCCCATTCGTTTTCGTGGCCCTCATCTTGGCCCTCTGCCAGCAACCATTTGGCCTTGGGTGCAAGCGCAACCGATTCGGTCATGCTGGTGCGCCAGAAGTTGTACATCCGCTGGGGGTCTTTGGCAAACCGCACCAACCCATATTTTTTGCGCTTGTCATCCACAATGACCTGTGCGCCATAACAAGGCACGACAGGGATATATTTACCCGCCCATGTCTTTTCCTCTAGCACTTCCATTGCGGTCATCTTGACCCATTTAACAGCTTTGCGGAATGAGTCCCGTTCATCAACCACAGTCAACTTTGCGGCCTCAACCCGTGCAAAGAAGTTGGCGCTGTCACCAAAAGAGGTTGTGCCGTCACTCAGCAAATACAGCTTGGCACGTTCACGCTCAATATAGAAGTATTCAGCAATGCGAATGTCCTCTTTGGTCACCCAGGCAGAGGTGTCATCCCCTGTGCTGCGTTGCTGAAAGTTAGCCCCATCGTTTGCACCTGGGTACATTTCCCGAAATATCTTCTTGTCCAGCACCGTTGTGATCAGGCATCGCTCGGCATCCGACCCATCTGGCCTTACGCTGTTGGGGTCAAAGTAGACAGTGAATGGGTTTTCAACGGCATCGATGTAGATTTCTTGATCGAATGAATCTTCCCGCACATACTTGTAGTTGATGCGCCAATAACCCCATCCCATCCTAACAGCATAGTCAAAGGCGGTGTCGTAAGCGGTGTCGGCGCTCGAGTTGACCTCAATGTGGCGGGTAATGCCCTCAATGACCTGGGCGATTTTATAGTCGGCAAGGTTGTTGACGGGGTGAACCTTGATGCGTGGGCGCTGCATCCTTTGCTGGTTGGTCACCTGTCGGATGTATGCATCGATCTTGTTGATCGTCAGGCAGGGGCGGCTTTCCAGATTGCGGCTATTCTGAATCTCAACGGGCCATTGGTCACCAGCGGCAAACTTAATGTCGTTTAACGCTTCGGCTCGGTTGGTGGAGTCCGAATCATTGACCAAGCGCCAGAACTTGATCGCCTCTGAAATCTTGTCTTTTGCGTTATCTTCGTCTTGGTATGCCATATAAACCCCTTTGGGCGATTATCCTATTGAATTTAAGGGCGGTCTAGCCCATCCATGAACCCGCCGTAGCAACCATTTGCTTTTTGCGTTTGGGTGGTTCTTTGATCATAAGGGCAATGTAGCGGAATGCGTCTGCCCCGTGAGAATAATGGTCATGCAAAGGGTTTCGGCTGAATTGCCCCGTGTCTGGGTTAACCTCGTAGCGGTAATGGCGCAAGCAAGCCAACCCATCGGCGGTGTGTTCGCGGTCAAAGTAACAGGTAGGGAATATTGTCCTAGCGGCGTTGATGGAATCCAGAATCGGCACTCGGGGCAAAATGTTGGTCTTGTACCCTGCCGCCCTCACAATGTCATCGATTGACCTTCCCGCGGCTGCCAAAGTCTTGTTTTCAGCGTCATGGGGCAACCAAATGGTATCGTATACATAACCATAAGTCTGCATTGTGGCAAGGTAATAACTGATGGTTTTCTGGCTGTCCTCAATGTATCGGATTAGCCTTGTTTCCATGCCGACAAACTGCAAGAACCAGATGGCGGTGCTATCCGACCAACCCAAGTCAAACACCGCATGGACAGGTTTGGTTGCGTCATATGGCACTTTGGTGATGCGCCCATCCTTTTCGGCCTGTTGCATTTCCTTGGCAAAGATTGCCCCGTCCACTGTCTGGCGGCATAGCCCTTCCCAGACTTGGTTATAGGCTTCCTCGTCCCTTTGCTTTAGCGAGTCTTTTTCTAAGCGCAGGGTTTCTGGAAACCAAGGGTTATCTGACCAATTCACCCGCATTGTGATGCAATCCTCTGGGGGGTTTGCCACAAACCGCTGGTAAGTTTCGTCTGTTTCCAACTCGGGATTAAACGAAATCCATATCTCAGAACCGCCCTTGCGGATGGTTGGAATCAGAATGTTCCACGATAAACGGCTGGTGGTCTGGGCTTCCTCAACCCAGCAAATGTCCACGCCTTCATAGGATTTGATGTTACTGACGTTGTTCTTCAGCCCAACAAAGCTGAATTCTGTGCCGTTGCGACCCCTGATGCTGGCTTGGGTGATCTCATAGAACCCTAGCAGTCCAAGGCTTTCAATCTGGTCACACAACAGCTTATGAACTGAATCCCTAATGCTGGTCTGGAACTCTCGGGCGCACAGGATGCGGATAGGGTTCTTTGCCCCCAAGATAAGCAATGCCCTGGCTATTCCCCAAGACTTTGCCCCGCCCCGCCCACCATAAAGAACCTTGTAGCGGGATTTCTGAAACAACCCTTGCAGCTTGACAGGGAACTCTGCCTTTGCAATGGCATCTTGTACATCAGTCATTCGGGCTTGACAAAGGTGACTTGGATGCCAGACAGCAGCGGTGCGCCATCAACGCCTGATATTTCTTGCTTGACGCTTTCACGGTACTTCTTAGGGAATCGTGCCGCCATCGACCTTGACCAAATCGTGGCGTTTATCTTGTCGCTTTCCTTGTTTTCAATCATGTGGGTTTGGGCTATGTCCTCCCACCATTGCAATTCAAATTCCTTTGCCAACTCCAAGGCGTGTAAAAATTCTGGAAATTGATCACGCCAGTTGTATAAAGTTTTAGTCCCAACACCAATAATAGCGCCAATGGCTTCAGTCGATTTACCTATTCTGCCAAGTTCAATGACTTGCTCACAGTATGCGGGGTCATACATGGATGGGCGACCAACAGGGCGTTTTGCTTCAGTCATTTCCATGGATATGTGTAAGTTAATATTCCAAAAATGCAACCAAAAATAAATACTAGCATTCTGTTAAACAGCCAATGCCCTTCAAAATATTTATCTAATAAGTTATCAATCATTTGGTTCCAATGGCTTTCTGATCATTGTTTCTCTAGTAGTGAAATCCTTGTTTCTGCCTCTGTTGTCAACAAATCCAAATTCTTTATAAAACTTTTTAAGTCTTGTCGGACTACCACCAAAATCTGAAGATGGAGACAATCTAACTTGTTTGCCTGTTTGATCAGCGTAATCAATTAAATCTTGCATTACGCTTGAACCCACTCCTTGGTTCCGCAACTCTTTAGGAACAACAATTCTTGAAAGATCAATGGCTTTTGGTGATTCAGCAATATCTAACGCAACATTTGGAAATTTTGCCGCCAAAGTTTTGCTAATCATGCCGCCTGGACTGTATGCACCCGTCAAGGTATCTCTAAGCCCCATTTCCGCCTGTGTTTGCTCTGGCGTGGGTTGCTCGCCTCTGGCCTGGGCGATTGTGTAATCAGTCGCCAGGGCGTGTTTCTTGTTGAATTCCCGTGCATTCTCGTTTGCGGCAAACAACATCTGTTCAAGACTTGTCCCAGGATTCTGGACAAAATCCGATGATTTGCGCTTGAACGTGTTTAATGCGCTGTAAATGTCAGCAAGGGTTGGCATTTACTTCTTTTTCTTTTGCGGCTTCTTAGCCTCTTTCATGGCTTCCCGCTGTACTGAATAGCCAATAGCCACCGCCTGTTTGGGTGGCTTGCCAGCGGCGATCTCTGCCTTAATGTTGGCCTTCAGCGCCTTGGGGGTCATTGATGCTATCAGGGGCATTTGCCTTCTCCTTGGATTCTTGGGCCAGCTTTTCTTGTAAGGCTTGCTTCAACTCGGTGTTTTCTCTAAAAAGGGCAGCGGCTTGCGCCATAGCGGAATCCCGCTGCCCCTCTAGCATCTCAACCAGAAGTTGTATCTCAGGGTTTGGATGCTTCAACATTTACGCTGCGCTCGAACACATGATGTAATAAGGCGTACCGTCCGATGCCACAACTTTCAAAGTCTTGGCAATGGTGGCAGTGCTTGTCACAAACAAAGCTGCGGGAATGTTGAACAGGTTGGCAACCGTGCCCGTGCCGCTGTTGGTGAAACGAATGAACGATGCGTTCGTCCAAGTACCGCCAGATGCAAAGTTAGAGTCTGCCTGAATAGCTGCCAAAGTGCCGCCTGGGTTGGTAGATGTACCGCCCAAAGTAGCCCGTAAAGCATTGCCAGCGCCAGAAATAGTGCCAGCGCCATTGATTTCACAGGAAATGTGTGCGCCATTGATCGTGCCGCCAGTAGCAGCACCTGCGCCCGTCACAACGCTAAACGCCCTAAAAGTTTCGCCGCTACCAGTGCTGCTAAAAGTCAGCTTTTGGTAAGTCAGACGGGTGTCGCCACTTGCGGCGCTGGTCGTGGCATATGCCCCGTTAATGATGCCGCTGGTCGTTACAGCTACTGGAACAGTTGAATTACCAACTTGAACTGAAACAAACTCTGGGTCTGCGTAAGCTACGCCTGTTGCGATTGAATTTGACATGATGATTCCTTTATTTTTTCCAAAAGGTTTAACAATTCCAGCTTTTTAGACTGGCCTTTGCCCGTTCTGCTGGGCCTTTAGAGTGTTTTACCACCCCCTCCATCCTCGCGCAAAAACTGGCCTTACGCCCAGCATCGGCCTGGGTCTTGGGGTTTGGGGCTGGCGGCTTT